GACTCATGTGCGTGCATTCAATGAAAAATCTTGGGCGTACTACTGCGAATGGTATTGGTATCTTGGCTGGGAAGATCGGTTTTACATGACGAGCTTGGAATTTAGGTTAAATCCCATCGCACAAGACCTAAAATTGACGCAAGAAGAACTGTTAAGGACTCCGCGAGCTGTGGACTCCATGTTTGTCGTATTGACTAAAGGCAAAAAATGAACATTACCAACGAGCTGGGATTGAGCACCGACATTGCGTCACAGGTTGACCCAACGCTTACACCTATGAATGACACAGACCTTGAAGCAATGATGGGTCAAGAGATCACAGACGCTGTGAGCTACATCGACTCTGACTTGAGTCCTATCCGCGCTCGCGGTACTGAATACTATCGAGGAGACCCCTTCGGAAACGAGGAAGAAGGTCGCTCGCAAGTCGTGGCGATGGAAGTGCGTGACACCGTATCTGCCATGCTGCCGTCTTTGATGAAGGTGTTTTTTAGCAGCGAGAACACAGTCGAGTTCGTCCCGCGTGGTCCTGAAGATGTGCAAAGCGCACAGCAAGCTACCGACTACTGCAACTATGTTTTCAACAACGACAACAACGGTTTTATGGTGACATACGCCACATTTAAAGACGCTTTGGTCAGGAAATGTGGCATTGTCAAGGTCTACATCGAGGACTCGGAGTCGGTGCGAATTGAGGAATATTCGGGGCTAGATGACCAGACCTTGCAGATCGTCATGCAAGAGGGCGACGCAGATGTGCAGATCGTGGCGAGTTACCCAGACGAGAGTATGCAAGGTGCGATGCAGATCGATCCGATGACTGGAATGCCCCTACCCCCAGCCATGATGCACGATGTGCAGGTCAAGAGGAAGATTGTTGACAAGCGTATCCATGTGGCATCCCTTCCCCCAGAAGAGTTGCTCTTGTCTCGCCAAGCGATGTCCTTCAAGGACGCACCTTTTATCGGTCATCGCAAGATGGCGACTGTGGCTGAGTTGATTGGCATGGGCTACGACGAAGACGAGGTGATGGACTATGTTGGCGCGTCCGACTTGAACGACAACGAAGAAGCTCTAGCTCGCGCACCACTAGCAAACAACCAGTTTTATAGCGAGAGCGCCAACCCGATGATGATGCGCGTCCTTTATATCGAGGGCTACGCCAAGGTTGACTTTGATGGCGACGGCATTCCTGAGTTGCGCAAGATGTGCTTCATGGGTTCTGGCTACAAGATGGTTAGAAACCTTCCAGCGTCATACATCCCATTTGTTGAGTTTCCTTGCGATCCAGAACCCCACACCTCACCACTTGAGGCTATGTCGATATTCGACATTACTAGAGACTTGCAGGAGATCAAGTCAGAAGTCATGCGTAATACGCTTGACTCTTTGGCGCAGTCGATCCATCCGCGCACCGTGATCGTTGAGGGTCAGGTCAACATTGACGACATTTTAAATAACGAGACAGGTGCAATCATTCGTGCGCGTGCTCCGAACATGGTGCAGCCGTTGGCGACACCATTCGTCGGACAGAACGCTTTTCCTGTGCTCACTTACTTGGACGAGATCAAGGAAGGTCGCACAGGAATGTCCAAGGCATCTATGGGTTTGAACCCAGATGCGTTGCAGTCGAGCACAAAGGCTGCCGTGGCTGCCACAGTAAGCGCCAGCCAAGGACGCATTGAGCTGACTGCGCGTCTCATGGCTGAAGGCATGAAGGAGTTGTTTAAGACAATCCTATTTCTTGTCACCACTCACCAAGACAAACCCCGCATGATCCGATTGCGCAATAAGTTTGTGCAGATTGATCCACGCGGATGGGACAACACGATGGATGTCAACATCAATATCGGTCTGGGCAATGGCGATGCGAATGAGCGCCAGATGCAGCTCATGCAGGTACTCGCCAAGCAAGAATCCATCTTGACTCAGTTTGGCTTAGAGAATGTGGTGGTGACTCCGCAGATGTATGTAAATACCTTAAAGAAGATTGTCGAGATGTCAGGCATCAAGGACGCATCGAGCTACTTCAACGACATACCAGAGGGCTACAAACCCCCGCAAGCACCGCCAAAACCAAGCCCTGAAGAGGTTTTGGCGCAGGTGCAAGCTGAGTCTATTCGTGCAGATATACAGAAAAAGGCTGCCGATCTTGAGTTACAGCGCCAGAAGATGATCATGGACGACGACTTTAGACGCGATCAGATGAGCCAAGACAGGTTACTAAAACAGTATGAATTAGAGTTAAAGTACAACACACAGGTGAGCACCGCGCAAATTGTTGCGGAGCAGAATGTAAACCGCGAGGTTATAAAAGAGCAAAGTGCATTGGTACAACAAGCTATGGCGCAGCCACAGCAAGCACCAATGCAACCCATCAACCCCACAGGAATGGTGTAAAGATTGAGTAAACAAGAAGAAGATGTAAGAAAAGGCAAGAAGGCTGAGTCGCTTATCGCTGACGAGGCTTTTTCAACTGCATTACTAAAAATGGAGAATGATGCCGTCTGGTTTTGGAAAGATACGAAACCAGAGGACATCACGAAGAGAGAACACGCTTGGCATATGTTGCGTGCGATTGACAACTTCCGAACCGAGATTTCCAAAATCATGGACAACGGGAAAGTCGCACAGCGCCAGATTGAGCGTGAACAGAAATCGTTGGTGTAAAGGAAGTAGGAAATGGAAATAACACAACCTATGACCGTAGCTGATGCAGCTAGTGCTCTTGATCAATTGATGTTGCCGTTAGACGGAGAACAGCAGAAAACTGACAAGGCGCGTTTGACTGAGGATAACTCCGAGGTCGCGGTTTCTGTCGATGAAGAACTCGATGTGCAAGACGACGAATCGAGTGACGAAACGACAGAGGAACAGTCAGAGTTAGAGGAAGAAACCGAAGAAGAAGAACAGCCAACCGAGGTCTACACCGTCAAAGTTGACGGTAAAGAGGTCGAGGTCACGCTAGACGAACTTCAAAAAGGATATTCCCGAACACAGGACTACACACGAAAGACACAGCAAATTGCCGAGACCCGTAAAGCGGTTGAGGCAGAAGCAGGTGCTATTCGTGCCGAGCGTGAACAGTACGCCCAGTTATTGGGAGCGTTGAAACAGCAACTTGAGTCAACTGAAGCACCTGTCGATATGGATCGTCTTTATAACGAAGACCCCATCGAGTGGGTGAGACAGTCAGAAGTGATGCGCCAGAAGCAAGACAAACTCGCAGCTATTCAGTCTGAGCAGCAGCGACTGTCGCAACTTACAGCGCAACAAAGAGCACAGGAGATGAACGCTCACCTTGCGACACAGCAAGAAGCCCTGATCCAAGCCGTACCCGAATGGAAAGATTCCAAGAAGGCACAGGCTGAAAAAGCTCTACTCGTCGAATTCGGCAAAAAGATCGGATTCAGCGATGATGAACTCAAGAACGTGTATGACCACAGAGCTGTCGTTGCGTTGCGTAAAGCAGCGCTCTACGATCAGATGATGTCCAAGCGTGGACAGATCAAGCCTGTGATCAACAACGGTCCTCGCCCCGCCAAGCCTAGTGCAGCAGGTCGCGTCTCCACAACAACTGAAAGTACACGCGCAAAACAGCGTCTTGCAAAGTCAGGTCGCGTCGATGACGCTGCCTCCGCAATTGAACTTTTATTGAAATAGAGGCACTTAAATGGCAATCGTAACCAACACATTCACCACATTTGATGCGAAGGGTATCCGCGAGGACTTATCCAACATCATCACCAACATCGCTCCCGAAGAGACTCCTTACATGAGTAACATCGGGCGCGAGTCAATCAGTAACTCGCTGTTTGAATATCAAACAGACACACTCGCAGCAGCAGCAGCTAACAAGCAGCTCGAAGGCGACGATGTGACTTCTTATGATGCTGTTACTGCTACTGTGCGTTTACAAAACTATGCGCAGATTAGTCGTAAAACTATCGTCTTGTCTGCTACTGAAGAGACAGTTAACAAGGCAGGAAGAAAATCTGAATTGGCATACCAGATCGCGAAGCGTAGCGCTGAGTTGAAGCGTGATCAAGAGTTCTCGATGCTTAATGGCGCTGTGGCTGCTGCTGGTAGCACTTCAGTTGCTCGCGGTACTGCTTCGTTGCAAGCCTATATCAAGACTAACTACGATATGCAGACCAACGGTGCTAACCCATCGTACACAACTCTGCCTAACAGCTCTCGTACCGACGGCAATGTGCGTACCTTTACAGAGACCATTCTGAAGAATGTTATTCAACAAGTTTGGAGTTCTGGCGGTACACCAAAAATCTTGATGACTGGTCCAGTCAACAAGCAGCGCGTCTCTGGCTTTGCTGGTATCGCATCTTCACGCTTCAACATCGATGGCGGTGCTCGTCCTGCAACCATCATTGGCGCAGCAGACATTTATGTGTCTGACTTCGGCAATGTGCAAGTCGTGCCTAACCGCTTCCAGCGCGAGCGTGACGCTTTCGTGATCGATCCAGATTACGCAAAGATGACCGTGTTACGCCCATACCAACAAGTTGAGTTGGCAAAGACTGGCGACGCTGAGAAGCGTATGCTTATCGTTGAGTGGGGTCACAAGGTGTTGGCTGAGAATGCCCACGGCATTGCTGCTGACTTGATCACTTCTTGATCTAACTAGCGAAGGGTCTGGGGCAACTCAGACCCTTTTTTACATGATTGAAAAAAGATTATTTAGTACAGACGCTGATCAAGGTATCACGCGCACATTTCATTACGACGAAGAGACAGATCAGGCAACGATCCAAACACAACAAGATGTGACTGCTGTCATTGAAGAGAATAAGCAAGAGTACGCACAGGTTGATGAGCGTGCTCGCTGGAGTGAGTGGAACAGAGTTGCCAGCATCCCTATGTCTATTTACTTTCAGCTCAAGGCTGAAGGCAAGCTAGATGACCAAGCGTATATGAAGCGCTGGTTAAATGATCCCGAAAACAAATACTTCAGAACTAGATCAGGACAAGTATGACCCAAAACTACATTGCGGTATGCACACCAGCGCGTGACATGGTTCACGCAAATTATGCTTTTTGCATGACCAACATGGTGGCGTATCACACGATCAACACAACTGATGCGGTGTCCTTGAAGATTATGCAAGGCACTCTCATTCAGAACCAGCGTGCTGATCTGTGTCTAGACGCAATGAGAGAGGGCTGCACCCATGTCCTATTTATTGACTCCGACATGACCTTCCCGCAGGACATGATCGAGAGACTTCTTGTGCATGACTTAGATATTGTGGCAACGAACTGTGCAAGGCGCAGGATGCCCACAGGTCCAACCGCACAGCGCTATGGCGAGAATGGTGAGAGAGAACTCATCTACACAATGCCAGAGTCCAAAGGCATCGAGGAAGTTGGCTCAATCGGTATGGGCGTGATGCTTATCAAACGCAAGGTCTTTGAGGCGTTAACTGAACCTTGGTTTGAGACTCCTTGGCGTACTGATAAGCGCGGGTATATTGGAGAGGATGTTTTCTTCTGCCGTAAAGCACAGGCTGCTGGCTTTAAAATCTACATTGATCACGATGTGTCAAAGCAAATTGGGCATATCGGGACTTTTGAATTCAAACACGATCACACTTGGGTGATGCGTGATCTTGAGAAAGCAGAAAAGGCTGAAGATGGCGCTCACAACCTATGCTGAACTGAAGACCTCGGTCGGGGACTGGCTTAATCGCACAGACCTGACGACTGCTATTCCTGACTTCATTAGTCTGGCAGAGGCTCAGATCGAGAGAAACTTGCGCACCAGACAAATGATTGTGCGTGCTACTGCGTCGATCACTACCGAATACTCCGCAGTACCGAGTGACTTTTTGGAAGTTAAGTCTTTCAAACTCGATACCAACCCCGTCACCCCATTGGGGTTTGAGACTATCGACTCAATGGACACCTTGGCGGTTACTTATCGCTCGGCTGCCAAACCTATATTTTTTACGGTTGTGGGTGAGCAGTTTCGCTACCTACCAGAACCAGACACCGCATATACAGGCGAATTGATCTATTACGCAAAGTTGAGTAAGTTATCAACCGCGAACACAACAAACTTTTTACTAACTGCTGCACCCGATGTTTACTTGTACGGTGCTCTCATGCAAGCAGCACCGTACCTGCAAGATGATGCGAGAATTGCTGTATGGGCATCGATGTACCGAGCTGGTCTAGAAGAGGTCACGCAAGCAGATGATCGCAGCTCTTCAACTGGCGGTGTATTAGTTGCACGCGCAAGGACTTTGGGATAACAAATGCTAGTAACCACTACAAAAGGTGAGATGGATGTCTCCTTGCTGGAGAAGCGAGAAGGCACTATCGACAACGACAACGAGACGACAAGCTGGGTGGAATATTGGCTAGAAGGCGAGCTTGTGCATCGCTCAGTCGATATGACCTTAAAACGCAATGTGACTGGTGAAGCAGTCGCTCAATCTTTAAGTTAAGGGAAATATCATGGCTAACACGCAAGCAATGTGTACAAGTTTTAAGGTTGATTTACTCAACGCTGTACACGCATTTTCTACCAGCGTACCAGCTCACACCGCATCGACTGCCGACACCTTCAAGGCTGCCTTGTACTTGGCATCTGCAACGGTTAACGCAACGACGACTGCTTATTCTGCAACTAACGAGGTATCTGGCACAAATTACACGGCTGGCGGTGTAGCGGTGACATTTGGTACAGCGCCAAGCTCTACCAGCACAACGGCATTTGTTACGCCATCGGCATCGATTGCATATACAACTGTCACCCTGACAACTGCCTTTGACGCTGTATTGATCTACAACTCAAGCCAATCAAACAAGGCGGTCAGCGTGCATACCTTTGGCAGCCAGACAATCACGGCTGGAACATTCACCTTAACCATGCCGACGAATGATTCAGCCACAGGCTTGATCAGACTCGCTTAGTAGGGAGGCAGCACAATGGCTGCTTATGGCTCTGGCAGATATGGCTACGGGGCGTGGGGCTTTGGAGAGGGTGGTGCTGCACTAACAGGCAATGCGTCAACTCTCAATATTGGAACGCTCCTTGTAAATATATCAGAACAAGAAGACGGCAACATTGCCACAGGTAATGTTGGCTCTGTCAGCGTATCCAGAACCATTGCTCTAACTGGCAACTCATCAACCCTATCGCTTGGCACGCTATCTTTAGACGAGAGAAGTTTTGCCGTTACAGGCAACGCTTCTACACTATCGCTTGGCAGCGTTACAAACGGCATAAGTATTGAGATAATTGGCAATGAGATAACCTGCTCTGTCGGATCAATAATTTGGTTTGCTTGGATCGCTATTCCAGATACTCCAGAGACTTGGACGGCAATCGCAGACAATTCAGAAACATGGACGCAAGTCCCACAATGAAGGTGAACTATGGCAGATACCACAACAACCAACCTATTACTTACTAAACCCGAAGTCGGGGCTAGTACCGATACATGGGGTACAAAAGTCAATACTGACTTGGATACTATTGACGCTCTGTTTGATTCTGGACCAGCGTTAAAAGTTGCCAAAGGTGGAACTGGTCAAACATCCTACACAAATGGTCAATTACTTATTGGCAACACCACAGGCAATACGCTTACTAAAGCGACATTGACTGCTGGAACTGGAATTAGTATTACAAATAGTACTGGTTCAATAACGATTGCAAATACAGCATCTGTTTCCGCAGCTACGCCTACTGCGCTGGGTACTGTGTATGGAAAAACTGATTCCTCTGCATTGGCGTTTATTGGTTACAACGCTGGTGTAAACACAACTGGAACAGGCAATACCGCCTTGGGATATGTAGCACTTCAAACAAATACAACGGGGCAATACAACACGGCTGTTGGTTGGAATGCTGGACAATCCGCTACTGGTTCTGAAAATACTTTTGTTGGTGTGCAAGCGGGTTCTGCTAGTACAGGTTCATACAATGTTGCTATAGGAAAACAAGCACTTCAACAAAATACTTCTGGGGCTAATAATGTTGGCGTAGGTTTATTGGCACTTGGGTTGGTTACATCTGGCGCATCAAACACGGCTGTTGGTGCTGAAGCACTTAAATCAATGACTACTACCAATTCAAATGTTGCGGTAGGAAAAAGTGCTGGGCAATCAACCACAACTGGGTATGAAAATGTTTTTATTGGGGCTGGTGCTGGCTCAATTAATACAACTGGCTACTTTAATATTTGTATTGGTAGAAGTGCTGGTGAAAATACAGGTCCAACAACAGGGCAATCTAACACTCTTATTGGTAATGATGCAAGAGCATCTGGTACAAATGCCAGTACGCAATTAGTTGTTGCTTCTAGACAATCTAGAACTGGTATAGGCGATAACACAGGGCTTATTGATGGCGGTACTGGAGGTATTTATCAGGGTAACAATAGTTCTTCATGGTCAACTACATCAGACCGTAGGCTAAAAAAGAACATTGTTGATAACACAGAGGGCTTGGACATTATTAGCCAGATTCGTGTTCGCAACTTTGAATATCGCACATTAGAAGAAGTAACAGCATTGGCTGAATTGCCAGCATTTACAACCATAGAAAAAACAGGTGTGCAACTTGGTGTCATAGCGCAAGAACTTGAAGCAGTTTGTGCAGACTGTGTAACAACTGTAAGTACAGGTGTTAAGACTGTTGATTCTGACAATTTGTTTTGGCACATGGTTAACGCTATCAAAGACCTCAAGGCAATAAACGACACACAAGCCACAACAATCACAGCACTAACCGCCCGTATCGTGGCTCTTGAGGCTAAATAATGACCACAGAGAACACAACTGAAGGCATTTCAGTAATTGCTGCCAAGGTAGCACCGCCAGTAGGCGTGTCATTAGCGACTGTCGCTGGCTATCAGGTAGGCGAGCTGGTGCTGTGGGCTACTCTTGTCTATACCGTCTTGATGATCTGCCACAAGTGTTACCAGATTTATAAAGAGGTAAAGCATTGACCCTTTCTCTTTACTCATGCTGGCACAGGGTGCTTTCAGCGCTATCAAGCAGGGCTGCGACTTTTTACACCAAGGTCGTATTCAGCTTGAGTCTGCTAAAAAAACCATTGAGGGAGTGCAGTCAGACCTTAAAGCAGTCAAAGGAATATTTGACTGGTTTATTGGTCTCTTTGTCTCCAAGCCAGATAAAGTTGAAGCTGCAAAGCCTGTGGCGCAAACGAAAGCCAAAGCAGTCGCAGCCAAGCAGTCCTACGAAGAGATGGAGTTACAGCTCATTAAAAGTGTGGGCGACAACATTGGTACGCTCTTTGACACGCAGCAACAAATAAACAACTACTACGCGGAACTCGAAGAGGAATCAAAGACTAAGTACAACCCAGATCAGAACACATCAAAGAAAGCCATTGAGCGTGCTTTGATTGAGTTGCAGATGGAGAAGTTGATGG